TTAGACTGACCTTGATGCTCTTCTAAACCCCATATAAGCCGCCTTTTCAACTTGTCTACGTGAAGTAGGTCTTTCAAAGTCGGTTGGTGGTCGAACGTTCAAATTAAAGTGATTGACTGTCTGTCCGCTTGTTGAGCGGTTATTGTCTACTATGGTCTCATTAGGATGCACGATAGCATGCATCCCGCCACGCCCATCTATACCGCCTACTCTAGCGCCTAAGCCTGTATAACCACCACCTTCAAATGAACCAGCGCTTTTAAATCCTGCTAAAGCTGAAATCGACTCGGCGGTTGCCATTGCTATGGCTGGTAAATTTACAGGGAATGGAGCTGATGCGACTGCTTCAGAGATAGCTTTAAACTTATTAGCAATCATCTCTCGATTCTTTATTAACCATTTCGCCTTGGCTACCTTCTTCGAATTCCCAATTTCTAGAGCAGCAAGTCTATCTAAATAACTCTTTTTCTTATTTACGTCTTCCTCTTGATCTTCGGGCTCTTGTGTCTGCTCATTTTCTGGTTTTTCAACGGTTGGAGTAATTTGTAATGTTTTTTCTATGCTTTCTTTTACTTCTTCAGCTTTCTTTAATGCGTTCTGGTTAGCATTTTCGAAAACTTCATCAATCCTTTCTTTCATCGCTACTGACGGAATCGTTTTCATCATCGCATCTTGTAAATCGGCTCTTGAACTTTCTAAAGATTCTTTCATCGAATCTGCAAAGTTTGTTATTCCGTCTACATTTTTTATACCCTCGAAACTAGAAATCTCGTTAAGCATTTGTTTCGCGGTATCGCTATACTCTGAAGCGAATGACAAAACATTTTTAATTGGACCTAAAGCATATTCGTTTATTTTATTCGCAAATGGTATTAGCCCTTGATTTACGACTGTGTCAAGAACTGTTGCCCAAACCGTACCAAACCCTTTTACGGCAAGTTCGACAGTTTTTAAGATTATGCTGATGCCATGTATTCCATCGGCAAAAACACCAACGACCTTCGAGCTTCCTGTTATTACATCCTTTACTGTCTCACCAAAATTATTCCCTTGTGTTGCGGACTCCGTGAAAGCAGTTGCAACGGCTTCAATCAGTGGTGAAAGCTGGGAACTCGCTTGTAACGATACGCCTTTAATTGCTTTCTGCGCTCTCAATATCGCATCGTTCGCGGCTTCAATCTTTGCGGCATCAACTCGATTCAATGCGAGGCCTAAAGACTCAACTTCATTTTTAGCGGCTTCGAAACCTTCGCGGCCCTGGTCAAGTGTGTTTATCAATTTGATACCAGACCTACCGAAAATATCAGACGCATAACTTGCTTGAAGTGATTTATCTCCTACGCCCTTTATCGCTTCAGCAATGGTTAAGAAACGTTCTTCAGCATTAAGACCTTGCAGCTGGTCGATAGAAATTCCAAGTTCTTCGAATGCTTTTTTACCGGTACCTATTCCGCGGGATGCTTCACCGATTGAGCGTGACATTTTCTCGATTGATTTATCGAGGCCCTCGATAGATTCACCATTAAGTTCAGCCATGTGTTGGAGTGCTGAAAGGCTTTCCGTACTTATTCCAACTCTGTCTGATAACTTAGCAATTGAATCACCAGCTTTAAGGCTGCTTGATATCATTGCGCCAAAACCTGCAACACCCACAAGGCCAGCTATTCGTGCTTGCATGCCCCCGATAGATTTTACAGCGGTATTGGCTTTATTCCTGAATGTAGTTAAGTTAGCCGTAGCTTTTTTAAGGCTGGTCTCAAATTTCTGTGAAGCCAGTCTTAAGTCGACTGTTAAGCGTCCGATGTTACTCGCCATAATTGCCCCTTAGCATTACATGCCGTATTTTTTGAGAGGATCATCATCTTCAGCAATGCTTAATTTAGCTTTGCGGCGGCTCTCTGGCGTGAGGTATAGATCGTTTGCTAGTCCTCTCAGTTGAGCGTGTAATGATGCTGTAAATTCGCTTGGTTGCTCTCTCAATTGCGCCATAAGAAAGCAGTATTGTTCGAGAATAGCCTTATCGGCGCCCGTTATTAGTTCAAAAACTTCCATTTCCTTTCGAACTTCGCTCCATACTTTTTTTTCAGCACCTTTAATGTGACGGGGGCATGATGGAAAGCTGTAAGCCTTATCTGTCTTACTCTTGAGTGGATCTGTTTGTTGCTTGGCTGCGCCTTCTTTGATCCTGTCAAGGGCTCCAATTGCTTTATTCATATTGCTAATTCCAAATTTTGAACGCCTGGCGTGTAAAAAAAACTATGGCGGCGGTACTGTGTAAATCGAACCTAGTTTTGAAAATACCCCCGTACCCCTTGCCCAAAGTGATACCTAATCCGGCGTCGGTTCTGCTGCTTTCGCTTGTTGCAACCAGCTTTGACTGTATTGATCACCACCTTCTCTTGGCTCCATGTTCTCGGCTCGTCTACATTGATTAGGATTCATCAATCCATTTCTAATCGCTATGTCATATAGTTCAAAGCGTTCCCTAGCAGTTGTTCTCATTATATCTTTTGTCTCGAACTGAATAGAGGTGGCGCTCTGTGCTCTATCTGGTATCAGGTTCATCAGTAAAGAGGCTTCAATATTAGTTAGCCAAGGCTTTAACGTTTGCTGTAAAAAAGCTTTAGAGGCCTCGGCAAAGTTGCTGTATGTACTGTTACTGTAATCCTGTAAGAATATAGGGCTTATCTTAAACATACGTGCTATCTCAGCAATGCCGAACTTCTTAGACTCCAACCACTCTGCATCATGGTTACTCATGGTTAAGTTGGTGAACTCTCCGCCCTCAGTCATGATCAGGGGCTTGCCTGAGTTCTTGTTGCCAGTGTAGTTCTTGGTAATGTAGTCTAAGGTAGTCCTCATCGTCTCGGCGCTCATTTTATTGGGCCAGGTAAATACGCCTGAAGGAGCGCATTTATTTTTAAAAAGGCTTGAGCCGTGTTCTTGAGTGGCCATTTCGGCGCCTAATGATTCTCTACAAACAGTAATAGGGCTTTTGCCTATTATTCCGTCATCTGAGTTGACACGAATATGAAGTACTTCTTCTTGCTGCAGCGATCGATACTTACCCTTTCTGGTAACGTGATAACCCAAACGATAATTAGGTAACTCTTTGACTGTTACCTCGTTAGGGTGAAGCGGTATGATTCTTTGAACTCTACCCGCATTATCATAAATAATTTCAGCGTAAGCGTTACCAGTGAGTAGAGCGCTGCGCATCAATGCAACTTTGAAGTCGAAAGCAGTTTGGTAGCCGTTTGGCGAAATGTTAAGTAAACGCTCTATTACACTATTACGCTGTCTTTCTTTGTCGCCACTTTCATTTTTTTTGTAAACATGAACAGGCATCGAGGCGATAGCTTCACTAATAGTATTTACCGCGCAATAAACAGCGGGTAGGTTCTGGGCCGTGTCGGTACTCACCACTGAGCCGGAAGCGGTTTCATGGGTGGTAGACAGAAGATTTAAAAGTTGGTCTGTCGATGTTATCGAGGCTGACCGCTTGAAGAACTTCAACGGGTTTAGCATCCTAGTACCTCTGTTTTGTACTTAGCCAAGTCGAGCTCATAACCTAGCGAATTAAGTGCGCTTGAGTTCTTGTAATTTTCCAAGTGTCTCATTGCGACTTGAACATTAGTTGCCCTGTAAGCTGGCATGCTAGTAATGGTTATCTCGTGAAGCACGGCGCTTGTTACCGTTCTAAGTGCGGGGTCTTCGTCAAAGTTCCATTCTGCACCCTGGTCATTAACGGTAAAACCGAAACTCATTCCAGTAATATCACGGCGTTCAATGCTCTCCAAAAGATCTGCTCTTGTATTGGGCGGGTCTATCTCCACTAATAAACCCTCCCGATCTTCCTTGATGCGCATCGTATTAGACTCAGTTCGACCAATGAGCATTTTGGAGTCGTGTTCAACTAATGCGCGTATATCACCATTGATTGAATCACCAAACGCACCAGGCGAAATAATTTCCACGAATCCGCCTAAATTTTCTGAGCGTGAGTTGTAAACAACTGGGCGCCCGATGATCTTCTTACCTTGAAGGCTTAAACCAGCCGCCGCTCTTACTTCTAGTTTCATTGAATAACCTCGAAAAAAGGGGCCTCGGCCCCTCTATGAATTAAGCTGCTGCGATTGTTAGTGATTTAATAGCATTTGAATCAACTAGGCCGCCGCCTACATAACGAGTCGTGAACATCTTCACAAAACCTTTTGAGGTAAGATTGTCTCGAATCATTTGGATGCCGCTTGTATGGTCTAAAACCGTGTAAGCCTTAGCTAAGTCACCATATACAATTTGGTCGTCTGGAATAGCTTCTGCTATCTCAACCGCTTTACCTAAAAGCGTACTAGGTGAGCCTTCTGCGATGCCTGGTCTCCAAAGGTAATTATTATCAGAGTCTTTGAGTTTGCGAACTCGCTCTAACATTGCATCATTCATATAGAACTTAGCGCCGGCTCTGTAGCCCTGGCGTAACTTGTGAACAAAGGTAATCAGGTCATCACCGGTAAGTGTGTTAGCGGCTGCGGTTTCAATTGCTTGGATAGTACCGAATGCTCTTGTTGAGTCGTCAGTTGCTGCAGTGGGATAAGTTAACAAGCCGTTTGGCTTTTTAACGCCATCTCCATTCCAAAATGATGCTTCTTCTACCACTCCCGTTTGCTCTGCTACTTCTGAGGTTAACCAGCCGGCAATGTCAAAGTCTGACCAATCGAGCAACTCTTGTGTCGTGCTTGGGTAGGCGAAGAGGCTATTCAGTCTGATTTCTATGCTTTCTAAATTGCTTGTGCTTGTCTCGCCTCGTGTATCACCTTCAGCGGCCCATGAAGCTGTAGTACCGCCGGTACTTACTAGCAATTCATGTGATTTGCTTGAGGTGGTTTTAACAGTGGCGTTAGACCGAAAAACTGAGTTGTCTCGGAGTAGTTTGTAAATAGCTCTATCGAGTGTCGGAACTACCGCGAAACCGCCATCTGCATCAACGGCGCTTGTCAGTGAGCGAACATCACCAGTTTTGATAAACGTTCTAAGTTCTGCGTTGCTAGGGGCTTTATCTTCTGGAGTTGACTCGGGGCCAGTAATTAAACTGCGTTCATTGTCTGCAAGAACTTCCGCTCGCTGAATGCTTGCGTTCGTTTCTTCAATTGATTCTTGAAGCGCTTTGAATTTTGCGTCTTCGTCTTTGGATAAACTGCGCTTTTCACTTTCGGCAGTTTCAACCATGTTCTTCATTTGGGCATGAAGGTCTGCCTTTTTCGATCTTAACTCTAATAATAATTTCATATTGTTACCTGTTTTAGTTTTTAACTTCAGGCAACTATTAGAGTAAGCGGGGCGATAGTGAGCGCGGTATCTAAACTTTAATAAGGCAAAAGACTTGAAACCAAACCGCCCCGCTTGGTAGTTGCCCGCTGCTTAAGCATTGAGCAACTCAATAATACTGTATATAAATACAATATCAACAATAAATTGTGCAAATATTGATCTTTACAGCATAAAATGCTGAATAAAACGCCTTTTATAGATTTTTATTCTAACAATAATATATTGAGAGTTAACTAATCAGTTAACTTTTTTAAACCGATTGGTTGATTGGTCAACGGTTTCGCGTTTTGCTAGTCCCCAGTATTGACGGGGCCTGCAAGGAAGCCCTAAATCAGGGCATCGTCAATAACTGTGTGCCATTGGTTATGCCAATAATCCCGATATCAGGACAGAACAGTCCCGATATCAGGACAGAACAGTCCCGAAATCAGGACAGGGGGGTCGTGTTTCACGACCTCCTTACTAGGTGCGTTTTGCTTCTGTGGGTATTCCGTGTGGAAAAACGCCAATAATGCGGTAAGGCACTGTAAAGAAATGAAAATATGCGGTTGTGTTTTTGGTCGTGGTTGTCTCAGAACATCGTTTTTATGTATTGCGCGTTTTCCTTAGGTAAAAACTCTTAAATTTATAAGCTGCTGAATTATAATTATTTTATGGTTTTTTTAAATTTGCTACGGACGGGATTTAAGGCGCTACGGACGGGTATTAAATAGTAAGGGGTAACAGAACGTTACCCCACTACAAGGTTAGATTTATGCGCTTAGTTTTCAGAAACTATGCGGATTGTACTTCTAAGGCCTCGAGCGGCTAATTCCTTTCGAAATTCTTCATCATCTTCTCTGACTTCATGAAGCAAATCGATAGCGGCCCATAAGGCGCGTAATACCGTGCCTTCATTCAATTCATGTTCATCAATGCCCATCTGCAACAAAGTTAGGATCGCTTCGGACTTGTCTATTGCAGCGTCTCTTTTGTCTTCAAGGCGTATTGCTCTTGTTTCCATTTCTGCTTTCATGGTTCTCTCCAGGTTAAAGTTAATGTATATTGGTACGTACCAATTAAACATAACAAAGTGGTACGTACCAATGCAAGATAAAAATAAAAAAAGTTTTGAGCGTTCCGGCTCTACTCGAAAACAAATTAGGTTTGAAGATTCGCTCCTGGATAAAATAGAGAGCGATAGAGCCAAAACTAATCAAGCTTTCTCTGAGTGGGTAAAGGATGCATGCGAGCAAAAATTAAAACCTAAATCCACCAGCTAGTCGGATTTGACTTTTTTTAAGTCGGATTCGACTTGAGGCCAAATTTTTCTACTCGTCCTTTTCCCTTTATTTCTGTGTTTAGTTATTGTTTGTTTAGTGCGTTAAATAACTCTATGTATGGCTTACTATTAAGGAGTACAGAATCTGTACACTGGGTAAGGTTTTTCAATATTCGTAAGTTATTGTTTTAACTACATACTGAACTTGAGCCAGTGTACGGAATGTGTACCGCTAAATTGAGCCAGTGTACGGAATGTGTACCGCTAATCATGTTTGCTGTACACATTTTGATACCTGGCTTTTTTAAGCACTGCGCCTTTTATCTACATCATCAATGAAAGTTCTTAGGGCCTTATTAGTTGGCTTTATATCCATGTCAAAGCCTCTAATGTCGTCCACGCTTTCATAGGTTAATGCGTAGTAGTTCGGCGTCCGTCCGTTCTTACACAAGCCTGAGCCTTTACTGAGCTCAATAAACCCTTTAGTAAGCAGCTCCTTTAAAGCAGCACTAAGCGTAGACTTCGACCTAAACCCTTTATCATGTAGCTGCGAGTGAACGGCGCATAACTTGCCATTATTGTTACCTTTGTATTGGTAAGCGAACCAGAGTAATAAGCGCACTGAGTTAGCACTTAAAGCATGAAAATCAGGATGCTCGATAACTCTGTTAGGTATACCAGCAAAAGGTCTTGGTTTGCTCTTTGCCATAATATCCCCTCGGTACTTCTTACCCTGTTATGGGTAAGAAGTTACCCGAAAAAGGGTAACCACAAGGGCTACACTGGTTTACTAGTGGGTTGATATATAGCGCTAAGCTTTAGAGATGGGGCGTTCCTCTGCTTTCGATAAAAATTCAGCAACGTTAACGCTCTGTTAGCTTGAACAATATCGGGTAGCCAATAACGAGAAAAAGGCTTCTGGCGCTTGTGTACTATTGATTGTTTATCAGACCGTCTCATTATTTTGATATTGTGCTGATTCTGTAGCGCTGAAATAGTTGAATGCAAGCACGATTCACGGTAGACGGAATAGGCCTCCGGCTGGGTAATACCGTTTGGACCTACCTTTAAAAGCATCTCAAGTGTATATTCGCTCTTGATACGTGGGCCGATTTCTGTAACATAAGAATTGCCGTTCTTGATGTTGTCGCCCTTCGGGGTGGCTTCATTCTTTTTCATTTCTTCACCTTTGCTTCAAGTTCTTCTACTTTTTCATTTAGGCCGTCGATGGTCATACTTAGTCCAGTTTCGACTTCAAGAAAGTGCCTAAGCATTTCTTCTGCTTCGCCTAACTTATCCAGGTTCTCTTTGCGCTCCTTACCGAACGACAACAGCATCGACCTGTAGAACTTCACTTTCTTTTTATCGCTTAGGTGGGAATATCGAGCGTGTAGCTCTTCAAGCTGTTTGTTTACCAACTCCTTTATTGTTTCCATTACATGCCCTCCTTGCCATTCTGATCTAAGCCTTCAAGCCAGTCTTGAATGTCTGCGAGCCGGTAACGTACAGATTTACCGAATTTTATGTGGTGTGGTGCGGGTACTCCTAGGATATAACCTGTCATTCGTGATTTGCGCCATGAACTTGCAGGTATGCCCGTTAACTCATTTAACTGAGTATCTTTGAGCAAGAGCATATTTGGTTTGTAGTTTTCTAAACTTTCGGAAGTTGCGGTCTTCATTTGTGCCTGAACTGTCATTTTGTTTCCTTAGTTGTTACTGACAGTTCCATATTGTTGCTTTTCGCTAATTGTTTTTACCTAACAAAGGATCACGACCTTTTTTTTACTTCATTAACATGTTTCTTAGCTTTCTCTTCATATAATTTTTTGTATTGCTCTGCTCGTTTTTCTCCAACTGCTTCTTTTTCTCCTGCAAGTCTTAATGCCTCTTCATATGAAGTGCCAGATCTGCGCAGTTCATTAAAAGTAATCGCGATACTCATGCCTTTTCTATATTCTTCTGCAGGGTTTGGCTGCTTGTGTGGGGTGCGATTTGCTTTAAGGTACTTCGCAGAAAGGTTTCTAATTTCCTTAGCCTGGGTTTTTTCACCGTTGCACAATTCATCTTCAAGCATGGGTTTGAGTATTTCGTATAAGTTATCGACGGTTAATTCATTAATTTTGCCTGCTTCATATTCAGAGCAAAAGTCAGCAAAAACAGCAAAGCCGCCAGCAGATTTCCGTAACTCTTTTTTCAGTACGTCCGTGCTGTCGTTATTTTTTTTAATTTCCATTAGAAACCACTCCACTATTAAAGTCGGATGATATAGCTTCAAGCGCCTCGGCGGCGTGATGGGGGGAAAGATGCCCGTAATGTTCTTCTATCATCTTTGTTGACTTGTGGCCTGATAACTTCGCCACTGTAAAGAGTGGAACTCCTTTGGCCACAAGTTTACTTATGTAATGATGTCTTAAAGAATAAAAGTCCAGCTTGGCCTCTACACCTCCAAGCATCAAAATATTATTCCATGGCTTTTCGTGCGCGTCTCTGGATAACTCCTTGCCAGTAACAGGGGAGGGAAAGACAAGATTTTCTTCTGAAGGGTTTCCGTTCTGCTCTTTCCATTGTCGCATTACATGCGTTATTGATTCACTCAATGGTATATCGAGTTTAGCCGGTGATTTATGGTGTCGTGTTTTGTTTGGTACTTTCACCAAGCGCTTAAAATTAAGGTTAAGCTGATGCCAATGAAGGTTATAGAGATCACCTGGGCGCATACCTGTATAAGCGGCTAACTTAAAAAAAGGAAAAAACCAATTTGGAAAAGCAACATCGTTAAAAGAGGGTAGGTGTGATTTACCATGTTGCCGACTATTTTCACGGCCTTGTATTATCTGCTCTCTATACTTCTCCAATCCATCATTAAGTTGATCAATTTCTAAATCAGAAAGCAATCTTCTCTTATTGTCTGCTTTGTTGTGAAGTTTTTCTTTTTCGGTATCAGTCATATCCAATAGCGAAACCTCAGCTAATGGAAAAGAGCTTATAACCTCATTTCGATACGCATGCCTTACCATTGTTTTTAAAGCTGCGTATGAGCGGCTCACGGTGTCATGTGAACGAGGTTTAATTTCTTTAGTCTTTTTATCAACTCTTGAATTGGTATATTCAATTTGCCATTGATGTATGAGACTCTTGTTTAATTCATCCATTGGATGATCAAGGCATTCAGCAAAAGCCCTACGAATCATGTCGAGCGTATGCTTACCATTGTTTGACTTGCGCGACTGATGCAACTTATAGGGGCCGTCTAAATATGCGCCTATGGTTCTTTTGCTTCGCGTGAGCTCATTGAGCCTATACTCTTCCTTTTTAGCTTCTACCTCTTTTACCGGGTCTGTTCCTTTGTTTAAGCTACTACGATATTCAATTGCTTGCTCCGCTGCATCAATTCTATCTTTTGAACCATCAACAAATTTAACTAAGCTGGTTTTTCTGCGTTTGCCAGCAAAGTCGGTGTAACGCAATCGCCAGGTTCCACCCCTTTGTGTCTTTCTAAGGTGAAAGCCGATGATCTTTTCACACGGTAATTCAGCTTCATGCTTTGCTGTTTTAATAAAATTAGCTGCAGCGGTTTTGGTGATCGAAGTAGGGCTGAAATTTGCCAT